ATCTTAAGTGAGCAGAACGATGGCAACTCAAGACGTTAAAATTCGGATAACGGCACTAGATAAGGTTTCTACGCCTTTAAAGAAAATTGGCGCTGGCCTTCGGCTACTTACTAAACCACTCTTAAACATGAAAACTGCGCTAGTCGGTGTACTCGGTGCAGGTGGTTTAACCCTGCTTGTTCGCCAATCCCTGCTTGCTACTGACGCGCTATCAAAGACTGCGAGCAAGATAGGCACAACAACCGAGGCACTAAGCGGCCTGCAATACGCAGGCAAGCTAACAGGCGTCGAAGTCAACACGATGAACATGGCGCTTCAGCGGTTTAGCCGTAGAGCGTCAGAAGCGGCTCAGGGTACAGGTGAGGCAAAGGGCGCTATTCGTGAGCTAGGCATTGATGCGCGCGAGCTTGTTAAGTTACCACTTGATGAGCGCATGCTTGTGCTTGCAGACGCGTTCCAAGGCGTTCAGTCAGAGTCAGACAAACTACGAATTGCCTTCAAACTGTTCGACTCAGAGGGCGCGGCTTTAGTTAACACTCTATCTCAGGGCAGAGGCGGGCTTGCCGCTATGCTGGGCGAGGCTAAGGCTCTTGGCGTTGTAATGTCGTCAGAGGCGGCAGAAGGAGTCGAGGCCGCTAATGATGAGTTCTTAAAGCTCAACAGTATCTTCAAAGGAATACTTGATCAGACCACAGCGGCGCTTGCTCCTGCTCTAAAATTTATTGTCGAATCTATCAGTAAAGCGCTGATTAAGTTTGGCGAGGCTCAAGGTGGATTTGCTGAAATCGGCAAAAAAATCGCTACTAATTTAGTCAACGGTTTCCGTATAGCTGGCGAAACCGTCATTGAAGGTATCAACGGTATAATCGACGCCGTTAATCGCGTGAAACGATTTAACCTAAGTTTTAAGGTTGAAGCCGCGCAAGGAGACATACGAAGTCTAAGTAAAGATGTCAGACTTGCACAGAAAGCAGTACAGCAATTACAAGAGCAAGCAAACGGAACTAGAGAGGCAGTAGATTTTGACGTTTGGTTTGAGTATGGCCGAAACATCGACAAAGCGCGTGAAGCACTCGCAAGCAATACGCAAGAACTTGAAACGGCGTTGCAAACACTTGCAAGACTCAAATCAGGCATTAACGACATTGATCCTTTGACGCTTGAAGGCATTACAGGCTTCACATCTTCAGAAATCGAGAAGTTTTTTAGCGGCCTCACTAACAGCATAAAAGAGGTCAACTTAGAATTAGGCAAGGCACCAGTAAGCGGCGATGGCAATATAGTTAATAAGTATCTCGAATCTTTAGAACAGCTTAACCGTCAGCTACCTCAGTCCGAAGATTTAGTATCTAGCTTTGCCAATAACACAATGAATTCGTTTACCACTGGCTTTACAAACGCAATTACAGGCGCAGAGAAGTTTAGTGACGCAATCAGAAACATGGCGAAAAATGTAATCGACGACCTTATCCGCATGGCTATTCAGTACTACATAACGCAACAGATATTTGGCGCTATTGTTGGTGCCTTTTCACCCGCACCGACACCCACCACAACAACAGGCACGGGTGGAGGCGGCGGCGGCACCCTTACAGGAATGAGTTTCAACGGCGGTGGCTTTACAGGTTACGGCTCACGATCTGGTGGCGTAGATGGCAAAGGTGGCTTTCCTGCAATATTGCATCCTAACGAGTCAGTGATTGACCACACTAAAGGCGGTGATAGCGGTATTACTATCGTTCAAAACATCAACGTGACCACAGGCGTACAGCAAACCGTACGTGCTGAGATTGCTAACCTACTGCCGCAAATCAGCAATGCGGCCAAGTCAGCGGTTGCAGATGCTAGAATGCGAGGCGGCGGCTTCAGCAAGGCAATGGTGGGTGCATAATGGCGGCGTTTCCAAATGTAGGCATACAATCAATGACGATGCGGTTGCGCTCTGCAACGGCAATCAGTCAATCGCCTTTTACCTATGACCAGCAGGTTTATCAGCATCAGGGCGTAAGATGGGAAGCAGAGGTGACGTTACCGCCGATGAAGCGGGCAGACGCAAAGCAGTTAGAGGCTTTCTTTGCCTCTCTACGGGGCCAAGCCAATACCTTTACCCTTGGCAACCCTTTGCACAATACGACCGCCACAGGGACAGGCACAGGCGCTGTGAACGCCACTACGCTGACAGGCTCGTTTAGTGGTGCTGTTGCTGGTGATTATTTTCAGATAGGCACTGCGCTTTACATCATCACTGAAGTAAATAGTTCATCGTCTGTTGATATCATGCCACCGCTTCGGGTCGCCGCTTCAAGTGCGCCGCTCGACTTTACCCTACCCAAAGGAACGTGGCGGCTGGCCTCTAATGAAATCGGATGGAGCATCAATCAGGCTAGTTTGTACGGTTTCACTTTTGCTTGTGTTGAGGCTATATGAGCAGGTCATTAACATCGAGCATGCAAACGGCAGTTACCGCCGACCTAGTGCGCCCCATCATTCTGGTGGAATGTGCATTCGACTCGGGCGATCTGAACTTGTGGAACGGCATCGGGACGCTAACTGTTAGCAGTACTGATTACGTCGGTGCAGGTACTTTACTCGCTATCGGCGAAATTGCAGAGTCATCAGAGCTACAAGCCAACGGCATTACAGTAACCTTGTCAGGCATTACTGACCCACTACTTGCTAAGGCGCGTGACGAAGACTATCAAGGCCGTGAGCTAACGGTAAAGCTAGGCGCTATGGATTCTAGCAACGGCGTTATTAGCAATCCTGTTACCGTGTTCAGCGGCTTTATGGACACAATGGTTATTAACGATTCTTCAGAGACTGCCACCATACAGATAGCGGTTGAGAATCGGTTAATTGAGTTTGAGCGCACACGCATACGTCGCTACACAGCCGAAGACCAAAAGATAAACTACCCTAATGACAAGGGACTTGAGTTCGTCGCAGAGATGGCAGAGAAAGAGATTATTTGGGGGCGCAGTCAGGTTAGCAGTGGCGGCGGCGGTGGCGGTGGCGGTGGTGGCGGACGTGGGCGCGACCCTGCAATTGTGCCAGACTTACCATAGGAGACTAGGCAATGGATTTTGCATTAGAAAACTTAGCTAAGGTCAGACGCGAAATCGAGCCATTGCTTGAAGAGCATTGGAAAGAGATAGCCCTGAACAAAGAAATGATTAAGCTAAATCCTGACTGGGAAGGTTATGCACGGCTGGATAACATCAACGCTCTGCGCGTCTACACAGCCCGCAAAGATAACAAGCTAATGGGCTACTTCGTTGTTATCGTCAGCAAGTCACTACACTACCGTGACCATCTGTTTGCAAACAACGACATTATCTTTTTGACTAAGGCGGCCCGTAAAGGCTTAACAGGCGTCAAGCTAATCAAGTTTGCTATCGACTCGCTTGCCGCAGAAGGCATCACCAAACTACACGTCAACACCAAAGCGCATCAGCCATTCGACGCAATCCTTGAGCGATTGAACTTCGAGGAAATCGAGCGCGTTTACTCTCTAGTTTTAAGGTAAAAGCATGGCTATTGCGGCAGTTGCAGGGTTAGCGGCAGGTATAGGAGCGGCGGCGGCAGGCGCGGCTTTTTTTAGTTTTGCCGCTGGATCATTCGCCGCTTTTGCTGGTTATTTTGCGCTGGGCGCTGGCCTCTCAATGGTGTCTCGTGCGCTTGCACCAAAGCCGAATATCGGCGCACAAATGCGGGGCATAACACAAACCACGCGTGAACCAGCAGGTAGCCGCAAAATTATTTACGGAAAAATGCGCGTCGGTGGTCAAGTCGTCTTTATCGCGCACTCTGGCGATGACAATAAATATCTTCACTTAGCCGTTGTCTTTGCCTCGCACTACATTACTTCGTATGAAGAGGTATGGTTTAACGATAAGAAGATATGGACAGCCTCAGGTGATTTCCAAGACAACTGGAATGACTATGTCGAAATGGATACCACTAAGCTGGGTACGGCAGGACAAGCGGCCTCTGACCTTCTTACGCCTATCAGTCAGTGGACAACAGATCACAAGCTAAGTGGCATGGCTTACATTGCCTTTAAGCTGAAGTGGGACGCTGATAGATTTCCGCAGGGTGTCCCAAATATTACGGCAGTCATTAGAGGTAAGCGCGTATTTGACCCGCGCACAAGCGTGACGGGATACAGTGCCAACCCTGCGCTTTGCTTGCGCGACTATATGCTAGAGCAAGACTACGGGCTTGGCGAAAGCAACCTAAACATTGACTCAACTGCGCTAGAAGCGGCGGCAGACCTTTGTGATGAGCAGGTCGGTGTATCTTCTGGTGCTGTCGCGGCGGCATCTATAAACAGCGGTACGACCTACGAAATCGTTGAAATCGGCACCACAGACTTTACGGCGATCGGAGCTTCTGCAAATACAGTAGGCGTGCAGTTTACTGCTACGGGCGCAGGCACTGGCACAGGCAGGGCGACACCAACCTTTCAGAACCGTTATGAGTCGCATGGCGTTATAGATACAGCCAATCAAATTAAAGCCAACATCGAGCAACTGTTGGCGTCTATGGGCGGCAAGCTAACCTACTCAGGCGGCAAGTATTTTGTAGACGGCGCAGAGTACAAAACACCGACGCATACCTTTACGGAAGCTGACTGTATTGGCGATGTCCAAACACAGACAAAGCAATCGCGCAGAGGCATCTACAACGGCGTAAAAGGCATCTTTGTATCGGCTGAAAAAAACTACAAGGTGCTGGACTACCCGCCACAAATTAGCTCGACCTATGCAACGGAAGATGGCGACCCTTTATACCTCGATATGGCTCTGC